TACAAAAAATTAAGGAGGATATGGACATGGAAAAAATTGATAATATCGAAATCACAGAGGAAATGAAACAGCAGGAAGCAGAAATGCTGGGAGAAGAAGCAGAGGGGCAGCAGGAGGAAGAAACAAGGCAGCAGGAGAAAGAAAGGGAGCTGGCAGAAGCGCAGCGGACCGGCGTTGTAGATATGTCCGACAAAAAGGCAGAGAAAGAGAAGAAAAGCCCGAACTACACGCACACTTTCAAAAAGCCAGTAACGATTTTGGGGCAGCAATACAAGACAATGACTTTCTACTTTGACAAGCTGACAGGTGAAGACATTGAAGCGGTAGAACAGGAAATGCAGGACATGGGGAAATATGCGCTTTCACCTGAAATTTCATCTATATTTCAGAGTATGCTTGCAGCCCGTGCCGCAAGAGTAGGGTCTGATGAAATCAGGCGTTTGCCTGTGGCAGATTATATGAAAATCAAGAACAAAGCAAGAGATTTTTTAACAGGTATGGGCTACTAAAGCAGGAGAAGCCCGCAAACTTCATACGAAAACAGGTGTATAGAATGTCAAGGGCGTCAAATACACCCGTCTATTATTTTATGCAGCTTCCTATCGGAAACCTTTACAAGTGGATTAGAAGTGCCAACGAAGTAGAGGAAGAAGACAAAAAAGAGAGGGACCGCAGAAAATAGAGGGAGGTGGGGCGATTGGCAGGGTCACAAAAGGAATTTGAACTGCTTTTCAGGCTGAAAGCGTCACTGGGCAGCAATTTCAACAGCACTTTCAAAGGTGCGATTGAAACGCAGAAAAAGTTACAGGACAGCTTGAAAAGTGTAAATTCCTTGCAAGGAAAAGTTGACGGTTACAACAAGGCTTCAAATGCAATAAGCCAGCAAAATGAAAAGCTGGCAAGGCTGCAAACGGAACATCAAAAGACTGCGCAGAAGATACAGACGCACCAGCAGAACGCAGAAAGGTTGCGTGCAAAGATTGAGGAAACCGGGGACGCAACCGGGGAACTGACAGCGCAGCTTGTGAGGGAAGAAAACGAAGTCCAGAAGAATACCGAAAAGCTGAAAAGCAATGAAAGCCAGATACAACGGACCCGTGCCAGCATAGAACAACAAACACAACAACTTGAAAGAGTAGGGGAAGAACTGCGGGAAGCAGGTGTAAATACTGACAATCTGGAAGAAGCAAACGGCAGATTGCAGAAGTCATATGAACGGCTGCAAAATTCCCAGCAGACTTTACAACGACTAAATCAAGTACAACAGAATATAGGCGAGAGCATTTCACGCACAAAGACGCAGCTTGTCGGCACAGTAGGGGTCATGGCGGCAGCAGGAGCCGCAATCTATAACGGACCAGTAAAAAAAGCGGCAGAGTTCCAAGAACAAATGTCAACCGTGCAGGCTATTTCCGGGGCAACAGGGAACGACTTGAAACTACTTTCCGAAAAAGCAAAGGAAATGGGAGCCACAACAAAGTTTACAGCAAAAGAAGCCGGGGAAGCTATGGAGTACATGGCAATGGCAGGCTGGAAAACAAAGGATATGCTGGGCGGTGTTGAGGGTGTCATGAACCTTGCGGCGGCTTCCGGGGAAGAACTGGCGGCAGTGTCCGACATTGTGACAGACGCAATGACGGCTTTCGGCATGGAGGCAGACGGAACGACAAACGGGGTGGCAAACGCCACGCATTTTGCAGATGTACTGGCGCAAGCGTCTTCCAATGCAAATACAAATGTCGGCATGATGGGCGAAACATTCAAATATGTTGCGCCAGTTGCGGGTTCGCTGGGGTACAGTCTGGAAGATACAGCCACTATGATAGGCGTTATGGCTAACAGCGGCATAAAGGCTTCCAACGCTGGAACCGCATTGCGTTCTATCATGACAAGGCTTTCCACGGACGCAGGAGCGTCAAGCAAGAGTTTAGGCGCACTGGGAATACTGACCGAAAAACTGGGCGTACAGTTCTATGACAGCAAAGGAAAGACAAGGGACCTTGCCAAAGTAATCGGAGAAACCAGAGAAGCATGGAAAGGGCTGACACAGGAAGAACAGAACAACTTTGCCAAAAAGATTGCGGGGCAGTCCGGCATTTCAGGATTCCTTGCGCTGATGAACGCAGAACAGGCAGACTTTGACAAGCTGGCAGCTTCAATCAATAACGCTGACGGTGCGGCAAAGGCAATGGCTGATACAAAGCTGGATAACCTGAATGGGCAAATAACCCTTATGCAGTCTGCATGGGACGCATTGCAGGTGGAGCTGGGTGAAATGCTGCTGCCAGTGCTTACTGACCTGATAAAAAAGGCAACGGAAGTGCTGGGGGTAGTGACAACCTTTGTGCAGAAAAACCCGGAAATGACAAAGACGATTGCAAAAGTCGTGGCGGGGTTGATGGCGTTCCGTGTAGGTATGCTGTCACTGAAACTGGCAGGGCTGACGGGTGCAGGCGGCATTGTGTCACTACTTCAAAAACTTATGGGCTTGCGCATAGGCTTTCTTGAAAGTGCAGCGACAAGCACAAGTTTTGCAACAAAGCTGAAAGCGGCGGGGTCCGGCGTGCTGAAATACTTCAAGGGAGTAGGCGGCGCACTGGGCGGGCTGGGTTCCGCAATAGGGAACATTTTCAGCAGCAGTACAATATTTCAGAAAGTGGGCGGGCTATTCAGCGGCATAGCGGGGAAGATGTCTGCCGGGTTTGCCGGACTTGCCGGGAAGCTGGGCGGCGTTCTTATGGGAACGGGTTCAAAACTGCTTTCATTCCTGCTGAAACCGTTTGGAAATATAGGCGGCGCACTGGGCGGCATATTGGCAAAAGTCGGCGGCGTTATCTTAAATTCGCCGCTGGGGTCTATTGGAAAAGTGATTGCTTCCAGTTTTGGGAAGCTGGGGACATTGATTGCACCCATAGGGAACGTGCTAAAATCAGCATTTGGACCGTTGGGCGGCTTGCTGAAAACGGCACTGGGACCGCTGGGCGGCATTGCAGGAAAGTTCCTGCCAATAATCGGAATCATTACAACAATAATTGCAGTAGTACAGATACTGCGGAAAAATTTTGATAAAGTCCGGGAAGCGGTAGGGAACATCTTTGGAGAAAAAGGGCTTGAAATCTTTGACAAAATCGTTGCAGTAATAACGAATGTCGGAGAAACAATAAAAGGCGTTTTTTCTGATGGGAACATAGGCGCAGCACGGGACAAAATAAATGAAATCTTTGGAGAAAAAGGCGTTGCGGTTTTTGATACATTTGCAGGCGTTTTCCAAAAGATTATAACAGCAGCGGGACAGTTCGTGAATTTTGTAACAACGCACATTGTCCCAGTTGTAGAACAGGTATTAAACGTACTGATAACAAGCGTTATTCCGGGAATTATCAGCGGCATACAGGCAGCAGCCCCGGTGGTAATGCAGATTTTTCAGGCAATAGCAGGCTTCATAGCGGGAATTATCCCGGTGATTGGCAGCTTTATAGCAGGCATTATGCCGATTATCAGTGAAGTCATAACCTTTATACAGACATACGTATTCCCGATAATAAGCCAAGTTTTCAATTTCATTGTGTCAACAGTGCTTCCGTTTATCGTGCAGGGAATACAGCAGTTAGGGTCCATAATAACAACGGTTCTTTCAGCAGTATTGCCAGTGGTGCAGACGGCTTTTTCTGCAATATGGACTATTATACAGCCGATTTTGGCGCAGATTTTGTCAACAGTGCAGGCAGTCCTTCCGGCAGTCCTTTCTGTGTTCCAGTCTGTATTCAATGCAATAGGCGGCGTGATTAGGGCTGCAAAGCAGATTTTTAGCGGGCTGATACAGTTTATCACAGGCGTTTTCACCGGGAACTGGTCTGCCGCATGGGAAGGCATAAAGTCGATTTTCAGCGGTATATGGAACGGCATAAAATCAATATGCACTGGCGTTATAAATGGAATAGTTGGGGCAGTGAATGTTGTAATTAGGGGACTGAATTCTTTGAAAGTTCCTGACTGGGTTCCAGGGATAGGCGGAAAGGGCATCAATATACCGGAGATACCAAAACTTGCAAAAGGTTCAAAGAACACACCACAGACATTTATTGCAGGTGAAAAAGGGCCGGAGCTGATAACAAATGCGCCGGGACGGACAGTGTTCACGGCGAAGCAGACAAAGGACATTTTCAATGCAGGGAATGCGGCGGCAGATACAGCGGCAGCAGTACAGGCAGCGGGAGTGACCAATATAACAAATAATAATGCCCCGGAAAGAGTGCCGGAAGTAAGTGCACCGGAACTAAGAAGCACAGCCGGGCAGGGCAGCAACAGCATTGTAATAAACAATAATCCGGTAATCTATGTTAACGGTGATAAGCCGGGAGATTTGGAAGAAAAGCTGGAAGAGAACAACAGACGCTTGTTACAGAGGGTAAAAGACCTGCTTGACAAGCTGGATGATGATGAAAGGCGGACGGTATATGCATAAAACTTATAAAACATTATCCGGGGATATGTGGGACAAAATAGCCTATGAACAGATGGGAAGCGTCCTGTATACCGACAAGCTGATAAGGGCAAATGCAGAATACGCCGCATTATTCGTTTTTCCTGCCGGGGTAGTTCTCACTATCCCGGAAGTGGAAGACGAAGCAAACATGGAGCTGCCGCCGTGGAAAAGGGGGATTTTGTCATGAGTGATAAGAAGCTGGCAAGGCGTGTGCAGTTAAAATTGAAATTTAAAGGCGTGGACGTCCCGGAAAACATAAACCTGCATTTAACGGGGGCAACCTACACGGA